AGCTTCCAATGGGGGCGCTCGAGGGCGGACTTCGGACGGCGCTCGAGCGCCGCGGGCTCGACTGGAAGCTCGTGGAGTACGAGAGCGCGTGGGCTGCGTGGGCTGCGCGGGCTGCGTGGGCTGCGTGGGCTGCGCGGGCTGCGTGGGCTGCGCGGGCTGCGCGGGATGCGTGGGCTGCGCGGGCTGCGCGGGCTGCGCGGGATGCGTGGGCTGCGCGGGCTGCGCGGGATGCGCGGGATGCGTGGGATGCGTGGGCTGCGTGGGCTGCGCGGGATGCGCGGGATGCGTGGGCTGCGCGGGATGCGCGGGATGCGTGGGATGCGTGGGCTGCGCTGGTCGTCGCATTTGCTGCGTTTAACTCATGGGTTGATGATCCCGCCGACCTTCTGAGCGCCGGCCTGCGCGACGCCTACGCCAACGGGCTCGCGATCGCCCTGCCCACCGGACCTGGCGAGCTTGGCTGGGCGATGGTGGAGAAGTGAAGCCACCGCGACGAAGCACGAGGCGCTGCCGCGATTGCGGCGAAATGATGCGCTTCGTCCAGCTCGAGTCCGGGAGCTGGATGCCGATCAACATGGAGCCGTCGCCCGGCGGGCGGGTGTTCGTTCACGAGGGGGTGGCGACCAAGCTGAGCCCTCGCGATGCGGCCCAGCGTCGTGAGCAGGGCTTCCCGCTCTACGTCCCACACCCCAATACGTGTCCGGCTCGACGAGGAGGCGGGCGCGAAGGGCGCACCCGTGAGCAGTCGCAGGGCCGGCAGGCGGCCAGGGCCTCATTCGCCCGCGCCCAGTTGGAGGCCGAGCACGCCCGGCAACCGAGGCTCTGGTGAATCCCATCGGAAGCGCCAGAGGCATCGTGTACAACCTCGGCCCTGAGCCGGGCTGGCGGATCGCCACCGTCTACGGAGTTCGGCGACGCGCGCTACGTTTCAACCTCGTGCGCTGGATGGACGGCCCCGGCTGGAAAATCGAACCCGCAAGCACGGCGTTCGGGGTCGAGCAGGAAGGTGTGGAAGCAGCCGACGCCTTCCTAGAGGACTACATGATCCGCGGTCCGTACTCGACGCTCCGTGCCGCGAAGGCCGCGCTGTCGATGGCGTGCTATGACGAGAGGAAGGCTGGTCGTGACTGACTCCATCGGAAGCGCCAACGCTGAGACTCGTCTGCGCGCCGAGCTTGCGAAGCTTGAGATGCCAACCGAGGAGATTGATCGCTTCGTGAAGAACGTGCGTCTCGTTGCTCTTGCGGAGCCCGGCTGGCTGAGAGCGTCAGTTGAGCTTGCTGAGGCGGCTGAGCGCTACGGCACTTCGGCGACAGGAGAGCCATGAGCACCGAAGAGCGGATCACAGATCGCGTGTCGGACTGCTGCCTGGCCCCAGTGCGCGTCGAGTCGAGTCTGGACTGGCATGGCCCCGACGAAGGGGCGGTCACGAACTTCTACCTCTGCACGAAGTGCCTCAAGGCGTGCGAGGGGCTCTCGCTGGTCGAAGACGAGGAACCATGAGCGCGATCCAACTCGTCCTGGTCGTTCAGGTTGCGACGTTCGTCTATCTCGGCATGCGCTTTCTCGGCCTCGGCGATTGGAGGCTTGGCACCGCGCAGCTTCTCCTCGCGGCTGTCCAGGGGATCATCTACAGCGGCCGGATGGAGTGAGGACCCCACTCACCTATTACGGAGGCAAGCAGCGGCTCGCCGGCCAGATCGTTCCGCTCATGCCTCAGCACCGTGTCTACCTCGAGCCGTTCGCGGGGGGGGGCGCTGTTCTCTTCGTCAAGCCCCGCGTCGAGCGCGAGACGCTGAATGACGTCGACGGCCGCGTGATGCGCTTCTGGCGCGCGCTGCGCGAGCGCCCCGACGAGCTGGCTGACGCCGTACGGGCTACCCCGTACTCGCGCGTCGAGTGGGAAGCGTGCCGGGCCGAACCGGACCATCCCGACGACGTCGAGGCGGCTAGGCGCTTCCTGGTGCACATCGACCAGTCATTCAGCAGGGAAGGGACGGGCTGGTCGCCGCCGTCGATCCTCTTCGACCGTCGTGGGCGCTGGCAATCGGGCGTCTGGCAGAACATGCCGCCCAAGCTCCTGGCCGCGGCTGAGCGCCTGTCCGGCGTGGCGCTCGAGTGCAGCGACGCGCTGACGATGCTGCCCCGCTACGACCAGCCCGACGCGCTGATCTACTGCGACCCGCCGTACGCGCCCAGCAGCCGTCTCGAGCCCGGCAAGGGGTACCGGCACGACGCTGGCGAATCTCTCTGGCCCGACCTGGTCGAGATCCTGCGCGGGCTCGAACACGCCGCCGTGATCCTAAGCGGCTATCCCTGCCCGGAGGTCAAGGACCTCGGCTGGCGGTCGGTCGCCCTACGCCACAACCGGACAGTTCAGGCGCGGCGCGGCTCGACGCTCTCAGCGGCGCCCGAGTTCGTGTGGCTGTCTCCTGGCCTCCACGAGCCGCTCACGCTCGCAGGCTGCGGCGGATAGGGCAGAGCAGCGCCACGGCCGTGAGAGCGAAGGACCAGTCTCCGGCTAGGCGCTGACCTAAAGCGATACTTGAGGGTTGGTGCTCGTCGATCACGACGAAATCGGACCCATCGTTCGAGGGAAGCTCAGGGAGATCCGGACTCCTTACAAGCCGCCGAAGATCGGGACGATCCAAGGTGTCCAGGGCAGAGTAGGCAAGCCCGCCCGCTGCCACGTGCTGATCGAGGACGTGCGGCCGCACCCCGACGGTGGGCATACGGTGCGCTTTCGTCTCCACCACCGCCAACTCCCCCCGCGGCTGCTCCGTCCTGGCTACGGCTACACGACCGAGCCCGCGCACGCGATGCGCGGGGAGGCCGACCCGGGCGAGGCGCCCGACAGGGAGGCGCTCGAGCAGCTCGCCGCGGACAGCCGCCGCAAAGTTCGCGAAGAGCGCGAGCGGCGCCGGAAGACCCAGCAGCTGCTCAAAGTCGAGCAGAGGATCGCCGAGTACACGCGTGAGGCGAAACGCCGGCGCATCGACATCCGCAATGAACTCCGGCTGATCCAACAGCTGAAGGCGCGCGGGAAGTCACCCGAGAAGGCCGCTCTTGGCATCCGGATGAAGCTCGATCGTGACGATACGCGGAGGTGACTTTCCGCAAATTGCGAACAGTCGCGGTACCATCGCTGGCGCGTCCACCGCAGCCCGGCCCGATAGTCGCTGGGGACCGATCGCGGCGCATGTCGTCGCGCGCCCTCAGCCAGAGGCCTAGCCGTACCCGCTGCAGCCGCCGGCCGCTCCGCACGTCCTCCTCCCAGACCTGCGGGCTGTGTCCGGCGTGGACCCCTTCTTCCATGAGCACACCTCCCACCAAGCTGACCGCTCGCCATGCGCGAGCGCTCGCCGAGGCCGACGCGCGGTACAAGGAAACGAAGCGCGACTTCGAGCAGGCGCGCGCAGACCGCGACGAGCTGCGGAACCGTCTCCGGTCCGCAGTCGATCTAGACGCCCCGATCGTGGCGGGCGGCTACCGGATCCTCGTGAAGGAGGTCAAGACTGCCGCCTCCTTCCGCATCGGCCAGTTCCTCGAGAAGCACGGGAAGCTCACGAAGGCCATGGAGCCCTTCTTCACCCCCGGTGGCACCCGCGAGGACTGGCGGATCGACGCGCTGCCCCAACGCGCGGCGAAGCCCAAGGCGCGCGAGCGTGAACCGGTGGCCGCATGAACGGCCAGTGTCGCCTGTCGGCGCTCCCCCGCAACGACCCGCGCGCGAGTACCTGCCTTGAGTGCCAGACCTGCAGCGCCGTGGTCCCCATCGAATCCATGACAGCCGTGCCGGGCAAATGCCCGCCGCGGCTGTATCTCGTTTAAGGCGGGGTGATGGCATGCCCGTGCGCCGCACGAGCGGCCCGCGCCCCACGGTGCGGAACGCATACGACAGGCTCACCGACCTCTGTGAGGACCACGGATGGGATCTCCAACTCGCGACCGGCCAGGAGAGGCCCGAGCTGAGTGAGCAGGGCTTGCCGGTGTACGACCTCGTGCTCGAGGTCCGCATCCCCGGCTCTCCGCCCACCTTCGCCGTGCACGCGCCGGTCGAGGACCCGATCTACTACGCCGCCGCGGTCGCGCTCGACAAGATCCGCGCCCGGTAGCTGCGGGGCGCTCCTTCTCGCGGGTACCCCAGAACGGAGATTCTCTTGGCGTGTGCAGGGCTTTTACGCAACCTCGCCAGCATGTGCTCTTACGCAAGCGCCCGGTTGCGGTTAACGCCCCCCTCTGAGCCCCGGCCGATCTGAGCGCCGACATGCGAGTCTGGGGCGCGCTGTAGGAGCAGGCCCCTGCCCTCCGCAGCGGAAATGCCTCGCGGCCGTCGGCCGGGGCTCAGAGAGGCAGGACAGGAGGAGCATGCGCGTCATCGGCTATACCCGCGTCTCTACCGAGGAACAGGCCCTCTCGGGACTCGGCCTCGAGGCCCAGGAGCAGATCATCCGCGCCGAGTGTGCGCTCGAACGCCGCGGCTGGCAGCTCGTCGAGCTGATCGCCGACGAAGGCGAGTCGGGCAAGACTCTCGAGCGGCCAGGCCTCCAGCGCGCGCTGCACCTAATCGCCACCGGCAAGGCCGATGTCCTGCTCGTCACCAAGCTCGACCGGCTCTCCCGATCGGTGATCGACTTCAGCGTCCTGCTCGAGTGGTTCACCCATGAGGTCGAGGCCAGGCTGGTAGCCCTTGACGTTGACGTCGACACATCGACGGCGGCCGGGCTGATGATGGCCAGGATCCTCTCTGTCGTGGCCGAGTGGGAGCGCGACGTGATCGCAGAGCGCACACGCTCCAGCCTCGCCGCCCTACGGGCCCGAGGCAAGCCAACCGGCCGCCCTGCCGTCGCTGATCACCCCGAGCTCGCCGGGCGCATCCGGTTGCTCCGGACTAAGGGCATGACCTACCAGGCCATCGCCGACAAGCTGAATGCCGAGGGTGTCCCCACCATCCGCGGCGGCGCGCAGTGGCGCGTCTCGAGCGTGCAGTCTGCCGCCGGCTACCGTCGGCGCCCGTCACGCCGGCGCCCAGCTGCGCTACCCGATCGACGCGCAGCGTGAGCCCACATAGAGATTGTCGGCGCTCTGTAAGGGAGAGAGGGCAGGCGGTCCTGTTGACCAAGCGCCAGGAGGTCCGATGCTGATGCGCCTCGGCCCGCTGAAGGCGTGCATTCTCGTGCGCCCCGGACGCTGGCAGCTTGGCGTAGGTGTCACCGTCCGCCTGGAGGCGGATCGTGTGGTGCAACGGCTGCGACGGCGCGGCCGGAGCGCCGCGCCGGCAGGCCGGTGAGAGGTGCGCTCCTCATGCTGGTGTGGGCGCCTCAAGCCGTGCCCACGACACACCCGCCCGCGCAACGCCCCCTGGTCGCCTAACCGCGATCGCCGGCTGCAGGCGAAGTTCCGAGAGGACCTGCGCGCACGAGCTGGTGACCGCTGCGAATGGATCGAGGATGGCGCTCGGTGCACGGAGACAGAGGACCTGCGCGCCACTCACCGGATCCCGCTGCGCCACTTCGCGTCCGGCGACGACGCGGCATACAACCAGGCGAACGGCCTGCTGCTCTGCAAGACCCACGACCTGAGGACGGATCCCCATGCCCGCTAGCCACATCGCCATCGCTCGCGATCTCGCAGTCGTCACGTTCGTCGTCGTCTGGCTGATCGAGCGGCTGTAAGAGGGGCCGGTTTTTTAAGTGGCCACGCGCCCACACCCCGTCCCGACTCGCGGCGAAAAACAGCGGCGGGAAAAGCGGGGGGAGCTCGGCGAAGACGAGGCGGTGAAGATCCTCGAGGCGATCGCCCGCGACGAGGACGCGAAGCCCTACGAGCGTCTGCAGGCGATCTCGCAGCTCGAGCGTCGGCGCAAGCGCGGGGTCGTGGCAAAACCGAACGACAATGCGCCAGCGGATCCGATGGCGGATCTGGACGAGCTCGCGCCGCGGCGGGCCCGACGTGCCTCGTAGGTCGCGGCCCTTCTCGGCCCCCCACTTCCGGGAGTACACCTCCCGGCTCGTCTTCGACGACGGCGTCCAGCGGGGGTTCGAGGACTGGCAGGTCGATGTCGCCCGCGATGTCTTCCGCGGGCCCGACGTCGCCCGCGAGGTCTGGCTCCTGGTGCCGGAGGGCAACGGCAAGACGACGCTCGTCGCCGCACTGGCGCTGTACGGGCTCGACTTCGCGCCGAACCCATGGATCCCAGTCGGGGCGAGCTCGCGCGACCAGGCGCGGATTCTCTACACGCAAGCCAAGAGCTTCGTCCAGTCGACGCCAGGGCTCGAGCGGCGCTTCGAGTGCTTCGACGGCTACCGCGAGATTCGCTCGCTGCGCGATGCCGATCGGCGTGGGCGCTTTGGCCCGGCCGGCCGGGGGATCGTCGTCTGCCCGTGGGACCCGGATACCAACGACGGCACGATCCCTTACCCCTACGCGATCGTCGACGAGCTCCACCGGCACGAGGACCTCACCCTCTATCGGCTGTGGAAGGGCAAGCTGCGCAAGCGCGGCGCCCAGATCGTCACGATCTCGACTGCCGGCGAGCCGGGTTCGGAGTTTGAGGACAACCGCGATCTGATTCGCCAGCGCGCGGCCAAGCGCCGGCGCCGCCACGGCGGTGTGCGCTTCGAGGGCGGCCACCTGGTGATGCACGAGTACATGCTCGAGGACGTCGAGCAGTGCATGGATCCGGCCAAGGTGGCGGCGGTCAACCCGCTCCCGGCGATCACCGCTGACACGGTCGCCGAGGACCTCGCCTCGCCGACCTTCGACATTGGCGACCACAAGCGCCTCAAGTGCAACATCCCGGCACGCTCGGCGTTCGCCGCCATCACCGACGAAGAGTGGGCAGCGGCGGGCACGAGCCTCGACCGGATCCCCGAGGGCGAGCGGATCGACTGCGGACTCGACTTCGGCTGGAAGTGGGACACGACGGCGATCGCCCCGATATGGAACGCCGGCGAGTACTGGCTGCTCGACGAGGCGGAGGTGATCACCCCGCCGCGCGACGGCACTTCGCTTCACCCCGACCGGGTCAAGGAGCGCTTCACGCAGGTGCATGAGCGGACGCCGATCGAGGTGGTGGTGTGCGACATCACCAACGGCGAGGACATCGCCGCCTGGCTCGAGGACGAGCTCGGCGTGAGGGTGATTGTGCGCGGCCAAGAGACGCGCTCGAAGGTCGAGGATTACAAGGCCTTCATGCGCGGTCTGCGCAACGGGACACTGCGGCGGGTCGCGCACTGCCCGCGCCTGACTCGCCATTCGATGAACGCCGTGCAGCGGCGCCTCCCGGGCGGCGACTTCCGCTTCGACAGGCCGGTCTCCTCGCGCACGGCGAAGCTGCAGGACCGGCGTGTGATCGACGCCCTCGATGCCGCCGGGATGGTCCACACCGTCGTGAACACCAGCGCCGGCGAGGAGAGCGTCTACCAGGAGCGCGAGCTCGTCGTGCTCAGCTGACCCCCGACCTTCGAGGAGTGCATTGAGCCCCCTGGATCTGATCGCCCTCGCAGGGCTGCTGTTGGTCGCCCTCGGTGCGGCGCTCGTCTATCTGCCCGCGGGTCTGATCGTGGCCGGGGCCGAGGCCGTGGTCGTCGGGATCGGCGGGGTCAGGAGATGATCGCCGAGGCCCTCGCCCGCGTCTTCACCCGCGGCCACATGATCGGCGACGACGACGAGCTCGAGATCCTCACGGGCGGACAGGCAACTGCCGCCGGCGAGCGCGTTAGTCCCGAGACCGCCCTCAAGGTCGCGACCGTGTACGCCTGCGTCGCGATCATCGCCAACGGCGTCCGGGCGATGCCGCTGCGGGTGCTCCGCGACGTCGGCGACGAGGTGCTCGAGCCGTACCGCGCCTCCCGCCTCTGGAAGCTGCTCCACGACCGGCCCAACCCGGACATGCACGCCGGCCAGCTGTGGGAGTGGGTGACGAGTTGCGTGCTCCTGCGGGGGAACGCCTACTGCATGCTCGAGCGCGAGCCAAGCGGACGGGTGCGCTGGCTGCGGCCGCTCAACCCGGGCCGCGTCCAGGTCAACCGCGACGTTCGCACCGGCCGCAAGATCTTCGTCGTCTCCGCGCCCGACGACCGCGAGCAGGTCCAGTTCGTCGGCTCGACAGAGGACATGCTCCACGTGCGCGGTCAGGGCCTCGACCCGCTGATCGGCCAGTCGGTGATCCACTACCTGCGCGAGACGATCGGGCGGGCCCTCTCCGAGGATCGCCACCAGGCGACCACGATGCGCGCCGCTGCTCGCCCGGGTGGGATCCTCAAGGTCAAGGGCCGCCTCGACGATGAGAGCGCCACGCGCCTGAAGGAGCAGTGGGAGGCCGCCCACGGCCGCGGGCGCCAGGGCGGCACCGCCGTGCTCGAGGAGGACACCACCTGGGAGCAGGTGACGATGAGCGCCTCCGACATGGAGCTCGTCAAGCAGCGCGCGATCTCCCGCGAGGACATCGCCGTCGGGTTCCAGATCCCGGGCGACCTGGTGCTTGCCGGCAGCTCGGCAAACCTGCACTACAGCTCCGACGTCTCCCGCGACGTGCGCCTCGTGAAGCTCGCGATCATGCCCTGGGCGACCCGTATTCAGCAGGCGCTCGAGGCGTGCGACATGCTCCCCTGGGGGATGACCGGGTCCCTCCCGGGGGTGCTGGTGCCCCGCTTCAACCCGGACGCGCTGCTCAAGGCGGATATCAAGACCCGCTACGAGGCGTACCAGCTCGCTCTCGACGCCGGCTGGATGGCGCCGAACGAGCCCCGCCGGATCGAGAACTACCCGCCCGTCGAGGGCTTCGACAAGCCGAAGCCGCAGCAGGCGCCGCCCCCACGCGAGCAACGCAATGGGGGCGACCCGCTGCGCGACCTAGGAGGCTCACTTGCCTGAGACACGCACACCACCGATCGTCGACGGGCAGCGCGAGGCGCGCTGCGTCCCGCTTACCCGCGTCGACGTCCGCCGCTCAGACGACGGGGGAGTCACAGTCGCCGGCTACGCGGCCGTCTTCGGCAGTCCGTCCGAGGATCTGGGCGGGTTCGTCGAGGAGATCAAGCAGGGTGCGTTCCGGAAGGTGCTCAAGGGCGGGCCCGACGTGCGGTTCCTGATCAACCACGACGGGGTCCCGCTGGCGCGCACCACCAACAGCAGTCTGCGCCTCAAGGAGGACCCGAGGGGCCTGCGCATCGAGGCAGAGCTGGCCGACACCGCCCAGGCGCGCGACCTCGCCACCTCGCTCGAGCGCGGCGACATCGACCAGATGTCGTTCATGTTCATGGTCGAGCCCGACGGGCGTGAATGGTTCTTCCCGGACGATCCCGATGAGCCCGCCCGGCGGGTGATCTACGAGTTCTCCGAGCTCTACGACGTCTCGGCCGTCACCTTTCCCGCCTACCCCGCCACCGAGATCGGGGTCCGGGGGATCGTCTGCGGCGAGCCGATCGCGAGCTCGGACGGGCAGCTCGACGCCGAGCTTTTCACCGGCCTGTGCGAGCGCGTCCACGCCGGCGAGGTCGAGGCCAGCGTCGCCGAGCGGCGCGAGCTCGACCGGGCCGCCGAGCAACTTCAGACCGTCACTCCCTGGCAGCGCGAGCGCGCCCTCCGGGCCACCGGCGATGAGCCGGAGGGCGCTGGCGCAGCTGCCGAGACGCCGGGGGAGCAGACCGACGACGACCCGCCGGAGGCCTACGGGCTCGCCGCCCGGGTCCGTCGTCTCGACCGCCTCGAGCGTGACTTCGCGTATCGGGGCAGTTCCCTCTAGACAAAGGAGAAGCCATGCACCCCCGCATTGGGGACCTGATCGAGGAGCGTGCCACGCTCGTCGAGGAAGCGCGCGCCATTCTCGACACCGCCGACGGCGAGAGCCGTGACCTGACCGCCGAGGAGCGGCAGGAGTACGACCGCCGCGAGGAGCGGATCCAGGAGATCGAGGGCGACATCCGCCGCCGTCAGGAGGCGGAGCGCGCCGAGAACGTCGACCTCCGGGTCACACCGGACCCCGTCGAGGAGCCGGAGGATGAGCCGGCAGCGCGGACTAGCCCGACCGAGTCGGCCGAGTACCGCGACGCGTTCGCCGCCTATGTCTCGGGCCGTGAGCTGACCCCCGAGCAGCGCACCACCCTCAACACCGCCACCGACGCGGACGGCGGCTACGCCGTCCCCGAGCAGTGGGCGGAGCTGTACGAGGGCCTGCGCGAGTTCGGTGTGGTCCGCTCGCTCGCCACGATCATCACGACCGAGATGGGCGGCACGCTGCACGTCCCGCGCGTCTCGGCCGCAGCGACCCTGCCCGCGAAGACCGCGGAGGAGGATCCGATCGCCGACGACGCCGAGGCGTTCGACGAGGTCCTGATCGGGGCGCACAAGTACACCCGGATCACGAAGGCCTCGGAGGAGATGATCCAGGACGCGCTGTTCGACGTCGGCCCGTTCGTCGGCCGGCGCCTCGGCGAGGACCTGGCGCTCGCGACCGGAGCACAGTACGTCAACGGCGATGGGGTCGGCGACCCGCAGGGCCTGTTCGTTGGCGCAACCGAGTCGGACACCCTGGCCGCCAATGGGGCGATTACCGCCGACGAGGTGATCGACCTGGTCTACAGCGTGATCGCGCCCTACCGCCGCAACGGTGTGTTCATCGCGAACGACACCACGATCGCGGCGATCCGCAAGCTCAAGGACCAGCAGGACCAGTACCTGTGGCAGGTGTCGATCCAGGCCGGCGAGCCCGACCAGCTGCTCGGCTACCCCGTCCACTCCGATCCGAACGTCGGGTCGCTCGGCGACGCCGCGGGCACCCGGGTGCTCGGGTTCGGGGACGTGCGGCGCGCGTTCCTGATCCGCGACGTGCTCGGCGTGACGGTCAAGTTCCTCGACCAGCTGTACGCGGGGAACGACCAGGTCGGCTGGCGCGGCAAGCTCCGCACCAGCTCGGCGGTGATCGACGCCAACGCATTCCACGTCGTCGACATCCCGGCCTGATTCCTGAGGAGGGGGGCTTCTTCGGAGGCCCCCCTCGACGGAAAGGAGAGCGATGAAGGTCAAGTACCTGAAGACGATGGCCGGCCCCTCGGGCTCGGTGCGGGTTGGCGACACGGCCGATGTGGACGAGGACACCGCGAAGCGGCTCGCGGCGAAGGGCATCGCCGAGCCCGTCAAGAGCTCCGGCCGCGGGAAGACCACCTCGAAGAAGGCGGAGAGCGCCGAACAGGCCATCCCGGACGACGCCGAATAGGGCTCGATGCCGACGGAGGTCGACGCCCAGCTACTCGTCGAGGAGGGCGGCTCTCCTCGCAACCTCCGCGCCGGCGACTCCGACGGAGACTTCGGGGTCAACACGACGGGGGCGGCGAAGGAATCGACCCTTCAGGCCTTGCTCACCGAGCTCGGCTCGAAGCTCGAACCCTCCGATGTTGCCGCCCTCGCGACGGCTGCGAAGCAGGACGCCACCGAGGCGGTGCTCAACTCGATCCTGGCTGCGGTCGACGGCCTCGAGGGCAAGGACTACGCCACGGAGGCCAAGCTGGAGGCGGTCAGGGCCCTGCTGGCGGGAACGCTCACCGTGGGAGTGGCCGATGCCCTGGCTCTCGATGCCACGGTAGAGGCAATCAGAGACCGCCTTCCCGCCTCGCTCGACAACGGCTCCCTGAACGTCGCCGACGCCTATATCGAAGGCGAGACGCTCGCCTCTCAGGCCGGGGCGGGGGGCGTGCTCACCTTCACCCTCTCCGAGGCCCGGGATCTGGTCTGGGTGCGCTCGGTCGGGGGCGTCAGCTACGCCGACCCCTTCGGCGGGACCCCGGCAAACGGGACGGGCATCTACCTCGCCGACGACGAGCCGACCCCGCTCACGATCCGCACCGCCGAGGTGGAGGTCTGGGCGCCCTCGGGAGCGGTTGTCCACTGCTGGGGGTACGGCGGATAGATGCCGCGCATCTTTTCGATCATCGTCAAGCGCGCGGCTGAGGCGGTCGTTGGCGCGATCAACTTCCGCGCCGACCAGCGGGCTGGGTTTCGCCTGAACGTCGTCGGCTCGTGGAGCGCGCTCGCCCGTCCGGTGATCGGCTTTAGGGCGCTGCTCACGCCGATCACCGCCACGACCCTAGAGCGGCTCGGCTTCCGGGTCAGTGCCTCGGCATCCGGTACGGCCGCGAGTCCGCTGCAGCGGGCGGGCTTCCGGGCGATGAACAGCTCGTCCGGCACGACCTCGAAGCCGGTCCAGCGCGGCGAGGCGAGGATCGTGCGCCACTGGGCGATCCTGAACGGCGTCTACGGCGCGACGACCGTGGCCGAGCTCGCCACCGGCGGCCGCACCGACTGGGCGAACGACAACAATGCCCTCGGCAAGCACGACGGCGTGAGCGCCACCCTCGCTGGCGATGCGCTCGCCGCCCGCGCGGGCACGCTGCAGCTCAACTACGCCGACTTCCCGAACAAGGACCAGCTGACGGTGACGGCTGTGCGAGTGCGCTTCTTCCACCGCCTGCAGGGGACGCTGGCGAACAACGGCGACCAGCAGCTCCAGGTCGGGGTGCTGGGGTCGTGGCATCAAGTCCTGCAGAGCGTCGTCGCCGACGTCGACAACCTCGCCGCCGGCAACGTGTTCGCGCTCACCGTCGACTGGGGCGGCACCCCAGGAACAGGCAAGATCACGAGCTGGTCGGACCTGAACAACCTCTACGCCCAGGTGCTCGCCAGCTGCGGCGCCGCCGAGCTCCATACCCACACGCTCGACGCGGTCGAACTAGAGGTCGACGCCAACCGGACGGACACCCTCTGATGCTCCAGCAGCACAAGAACAACACCGGCACCGTGAGGCAGGTCAAGTTCAAGGCGGGCCCGCAGCGAAAGCAGCGCAAGATCGACCTCCCTCCCGGAGGGCGGCTGCTCTACGACCGCTCGGCGTTGAACGGGGCGGAGATCGAAACCGAGTGCCAGCAGCAGGGGCTCACCCTGCAGATCCAGGAGGGCTGAGCTATCGCGGCTATCACGCAACAGGGCCGGGACATCCTCCGCAAGGCGATCCGGGGCGTCGCCGGCAACACCGTCAGCCACCTCGGGGTGGCGACCGACCAGACCGCCTTCGCGGACAACCAGACCGTGCTCGACCCGGCCAACGCCGGCGCCGCCAATCTCTTGATCAAGGCGGCGACGGCGACCGACGCCGACTCGGGCGCGACGATCCAGACCGACTACACGATCTCGATCAGCGGCGACACCGAGTTCACCGGCAAGCAGATCTGGACGATCGGCCTGCAGAAGGGCGCGGCGCGTGCCGACAACATCAGCCGCACCGTTCGCGCCGTCTCGATCGGGGTCCAGGCCGGCGACAACTTCACGGTCGGGGCGCGCCTGCGCGTGGAGGACAACTCGCCATGAGCGATGGCGAGGTCTCGATGGCCTTCGAGCTGCCGGACTCGGTCCTTCCCTCGATCTTCATCGAACTCGACCGGGACGACCGTCCCTCGGCGCAGTCAGCGGGCGATGGTCGAGCTGAGCCCCCCGGTGAAGGAAGGGCCGAGTGAATGCCCCTCTACGTCCACAGCCTCACCTACACGCCCCCCGCGCGCTTCGACGAGCAGTCCTGGAATCGCGTCCGGGTCGAGCAGTCCCCCGACGACTCGACCTTCACCGCGATCGAGACCATCTCGCTCACCTCCGGGGACGTGGACCCCTCGACGCTCGACTCCGATCCCTCGGAGCCCGCCACGCGCGAGATCACGACCGACCAGGCCACCCTCGCGCAGGCGTACTTCCGGGTCGTATGGCTCGACTCCGACGACGCGGAATCGCCTCCCTCGGGTTCGGTCTTCAGCCCCGGCGGTTCCGGTGTCGGCCTGCCGACGCTCGATGAGCTCAAGGAGCAGGTCAAGGTCACCCGTGCCGACAACGACGACCTGCTCCAGCGCATCCTGAACGCCGCGATCGCGCTCGCCCGGATCAAGACGGGCCGCCAGCTCGACAAGCTTCCCTCGAGCGGCTCGGGAGATCACACGATCGAGAGGCGTGTCGCCGGCGGCGTCCGCTTCATCCGGATCCCCGACGCTCGCGAGATCACCACGGTCACCCTCGACGAGGACGATCCGCTCGAGGAGAGCGACCTCGCATACCACTCCCAGGACGGCGTGATCGTCGCGATCGGGCTTCCTGCTCATTGCGCCACCACGTGCGAGGTGGTCGGCAAGTTCGGCTTCGACCCGCTTCCCGACGACCTCTTTCAGGCGATCGTCGAGGAGGCGGCGTCCCGCTACTACGACCGCACCACCGGCAACGCCGACTCGGCAGCCTCGGAGGAGTACGGCGGGGGCAGCTTCTCCCGGCCGCCCGGCTTCGCCCGGATGGTGTTCCGCAACTATCGGGTGCTGACCGTCGGATGAGCGGCGTCAAGGTCATCGGCGAGCTCGACGTCTCCGAGCGGACCGTGCTCGCGATCCTCGACCGCGAGGCCTCGGCCTCGGTCCGGGAGGCGACGAGGATGCGGGCGACGGCGATCAACGCTGCCGCCCCGGTGGGTCCGACCGGGCGCCTCTCGAAGTCCCACAAGGCCTCCGTGCGCAAGACGCCGTTCGGCCACGTGGGGCGTGTGCGGCGCAACCAGGACGCCTGGTACGGGCGGATCGTCGAGCGCGGCCGCGGCGACGCCGAAGGGACTGGGCCCGCTGCCGCCAACCCGTTCGTAGACCGCGTCGACGCGGCGATCGAGTCGGAGGCGGAGCGGATCCTGGAGTCTGGCGCTGAGGATGCCGCGCGCCAGATCGAGGCGAGGTTCTAGTGGCGATCCCCCCGATCGAGCACCCCGGGCCCTTCGCCCAGGCGATGGACGGCCTCGTCGCACTCGAGGAGACCGCGAACGACAACCTTCCCGACGGGGCAAAGACGCTCCCGGTCAAGCGCTGGCGCCCCCTGCAGCTGCCCGACCTGCCCGCCGTGTGGAATTGGGCGCCGACCTTCTCTCCCTCGGAGCGCAAGGACACCGCCGCCCAGGCCGACAGCTTCCTGATCTCCGTCTACATCGGCGTCGAGCACTCAGACGACGTCGAGCAGATGGCCCAGGTGGAGCTGTATGCCGACGTGGTCTGCCAGCTGCTCGACGTCGACTTCCGCAACAGCCCGTTCCTCGACGGCGCGGTTCACATCGCCGATCGCACCGGCCGCCGGCTCGTCATCGACACCTTCGGCAATACCGACGTGCTGTGCATCGAGCTGCCCCTGCGGCTGCTCGTCACCCAGATCGTAAATCCCTCCGGCTAGCCCTACCAAAGGAGGCCCCATGGCCGAGAGCAAGACCGAGTCGAAGGGCTCGGACAAGAAGGACGACGCCTTCAAGCCCGAAGGGCGGCCGACGGCCCTGGAGGTCGCGGAGAAGACGGCGCGCGACGAGCGGGTCGAGGAGGCCCCCGACTTCGGAGGTGAGAAGCGATGACGAACTGGCGCCGCCAGGTCGGCTTCATAAACGACGCGACGGCGGGGGGCAAGGACTACGACGCCCTGACCGCCGGCGCAGTTCCCGACCCGGACTTCTTCGTCCCGGTCGACAACGCGAACGTCAACCGGAACATCGCCCAGCTGACGCGCAACCAGGAGGTGCGCGGTCTTCGGGGCTCGGTTGCGCCGCTCGAGTTCCGGGCCGACCCGCGCGTGTCGTTCGAGTGCAACGCCTACAGCGTGCTCCTGAAGAAGCTCGTGCAGAAGTGGACCGGTGCGACCGACTCCCGCTCCGGCACGCCGCCCGCGGCGGTCACGCACCTGCTCGAGCCGATCCAATCGGGCGAGCTGCACGCGATGCATCTCTCGGTCGTGCGCGACGACCAGTGGGACAAGGTTGCGGGCGCGGTGCTGAACGAGCTCAACCTCGCCTTCTCGCTGGGCGACTACGCGAAGGTCTCGGGCGAGTTCTTCGGCAAGTACGCCAAGCGCCAGACGGGCGAGCCGCCGACGGGGGACTACGCGGACTACGAGCGTCCCTATCTGCTCCGTGACGCAGCCGTCTTCCTGCAGGGCTCGGGCACGGCGAAGGCGGGCCTGACCGCGATCTCGTTCGCGCTCAGCAACAACATCTCGGACGCGATCGAGGACCGCTTCGCTCCGAAGCGCAACAGGGTGACGACCGCCTACGGCTCACCTTCGGTGAACCGGAAGATCTGGTGGCCCTACCGGCACAAGTTCCTCTCGCACGCCGGCACGGGCAGCTTCACGCTGGCCGATCCGGATGCCGACGAGGACCTGAAGCTCGAGCTGGCTCACGCCGAGCAGCTCGTCTTCGAGTGCGAGCTCGCGGCGCTCGGCACCACGCCGGAGGCCACCGAGCTCCTGCGCGTGACCGCTCCGGTGATCGTGCGCACCGGCGGCGGGCCCGAGCAGCTCACCGATGAGGACTCGATCTCGGCCACCTACGAGTTCGGGATGTTCATCGACCCCTCGACGGACGACGACTTCAAGTTCGAGTTCGTCGACGCCTCGAATACGAACATCACCTGAGTGCGGGGTATGGACGCCCGGGCGCAGGCGGCCGTCGCGGTTGTCGCCCAGAAGCGGGCGAAGCAGGCCGCCGGCGCGGCGCGCAAGCTCGCCCGTCTCTCCGCCCAGCTCGCCGACGGCTTCGACAGCTACGGCAGCTGTGAGGTCGACGGGCCCGAGGACGTCGAGTCCGCAGCCGAGCTGATCGCACTCGCCCAGCGCGAGTGCGGCCACGTCGACGTCGTGCTGCTCGTCGGATCCGACCGTCAGACCAACCACCACGGCCCCCGTGACGGGGCGAAGGAGGAAGCAAGTGCGCACACCCCCGAAGGACTTCGACCCGAACAAGCGCGCGGAGGAGCGGGAGAACCGTCCGCTGTCCCTCGGTGAGCGGACCGTCAGGCCGCGGCGCAAGACCCCCAAGGTCATGCGCAACTACCGCAAGCTCGGCCGTGAGGACGCCCGCCTCGCCCGCGAGCAGCGCGAGCTGATCGGCACGGACGAGTTCGCCCGCCTTGCCCGCGAGGAGGAGCTCATCACGGGCGAGAACGGGAAGGCGCGCGAGCTCACCGAGGAGGAGCGCAGGCGGCTGCTCGAGATCGAGACCCGGCGAGAAGAGCTCGACGCCCTCCGCTTCAACAACGAGGACAAGCTCGCCGAGATCGAGGACCGCCGCGAGGAGTGCCTCTACGAGATGGTCCTGGTCCTGCTCCAGCCCGCCGACGAGAAGGGCGAGCTGACCCTCGACTACCTCACCGACAACGTCGATATCGAAGAGGTCCGCGGCATGTTCGAGTTTCTCATGCCGGACGCGCCCGATGAGGAGCCCGAAGAGGACCCTACGACGGAGACCCCGGCTTCTTCGAGCTGATGGCCTTCCTCGCCTATCGCGGAAACCAGCAGGTCGGCCCGCTCGGTGTGGAGACCGAGGCCGACTGGATCGGTGTCGCGCGCAAGGTGCGCGAGCTCCACGAGAGCGATGAGCAGGTCAGCTTCGAGATGGTGAAGGTGCTGGCCCGTGCGACTGCCGGGAGGGTGCGGTAGTGGCTCGCGGGCGTGACATCTCAATCCGCTACGTCGTGGATCTGGTGGACAAATCCACCAAGGAGCTGCTCGCCGACGACCGGAAGATCCGCAAGGAGGTTAAGCAGACCACCCGCGCCCTCGAGGAGCAGGCGCGCGAGGCGAAGCAGGCGGGCGCGGCGATGTCTCGCTCCGCCGCCTCGGCGGCGAAGTCACAGGACAAACTACAGCGGGAAGCGAAAGCGACCGGGCAAGCACTCGACCGTCAGGGTCGGGCGGGCGGCTCGGTCGTTCGCAGTTACAGGTCCACGTCGACGGCCGCGGACCGGGCGGCGAAGTCCAACGAGCGCTTCCGCAGGGGCCTCTCGGGCACTCACCGGGTGGCAATCGGTGCGGCTGGTGCGATCGGTGCGCTTGGCTTGACGCGAGCCCTGCGCTACATGAGTGACGAGGTCGGCGAGGCGCAGAAAGCGACCGCCCAGACCGCCGCCGGCATCCGCTCGACAGGCGGCGCCGCCAACGTCACCGCGAAGCAGGTCGCCGCCCTCTCCTCGGCCCTCGCGCGCCAGTCGGGTATCGACGACGAGCTGATCCAGCAGGGCGCGAACGTCGTGCTCACCTTTAAGAAGATCCGCAACGAGGCGGGCGCCGGCAACGACGTCTTCACCCGCACCAACCAGGCGGCGCTCGACCTGTCCGTCCGGTTCGGCAAGGATCTCAGCTCGACCGCGATCCAGCTCGGCAAGGCGCTTAGCGATCCGGTCAAGGGACTCACGGCCCTCAAGAAGTCGGGCGTCGATTTCACCGAGAGCCAGAAGGAGACGATCACCCGTCTCGTCGAGACAGGTGATTTGCTGAGCGCCCAGAAGCTGATACTTCGAGAGGTCGAGAGCCAGGTCGGAGGGTCGGCCAGGGCCTACGGCAAGACCCTCCCCGGGGCGATGGGCCGCGCCAGCGTGGCGCTCGGGGACCTGGCCGAGAAGTATGGGAACAAGCTCGCTCCGTTCGTGGAGAAGGCGGTCACCGCGGCTTCGAAGTTCCTCCGCCAGATCGAGCAGGGCAAGGGTGCTGGCGGTCGCTTTGCCGACACCGTCAGCAAGATCGCGAGTGGCTTCGCTGACGTCGCCCGGCCCATCGCCAAGGCCATCGCGGCTCTGGCGAAGTTCGTTGCGAAGCACCCGGCGCTGCTCAAGATCGCCGGCGGGATCGTGGCCGTGGGGCTCGCGGTCAAGGCGCTGAAGTGGGCGAAGGCCATCAGCGGAGTTGGCGATCTGATCGGTGGTCTGCGCCGACTCGCCGCGACTAAGGCCGGGGAGCGCGCCCGTACCGCGATTGTCGAGGCCATGAGCGGACTCTGGAAGAGGCTCCGCTCCACAGTGACCAGCGTGGGCAGGCGGCTCGCCGACCACTTCGGCCGCGTCGGAACGACCAGCGGGACCGCGCTCTCGAACCGGGGCGCCGACGCGATCGCCACGCAGATGCCCGCCAAGGTCAAGGCCAGCGGCCTCAAGGGCAAGCTCGTCGGGAGCTTCAAGGGCATAGGCATCGCCGCTGGCGCAGTGCTGGCGGCGACGATTCTCGACAAGCTGGCGGCGGAGATCATCCCCGGTCTCGACAACCTCAAGAAGCACTGGGAGGAGGACAAGACCTTCGAGTCCGAGCGGCGCCCACTCGGTCCGCTCGATCCACGCAACTGGCGCCGCGGGGGGCGGGTCTACGCCGGCGGGGGCATGGTGCCTGTACGCCTCTCGCCCGGCGAGCTCGGCGTTCTACCGAGCGGGGACAGCTTCGTCGTGCCCGGACGCCGGACCGCCGCTGACAACGTCGGGATGACAGTTCCGCCCGGCACGAAAATCTTCACCGACCACGGTCAGCAGCTGCTCGCCGGCGGGGCGTCGTTCGGGGAGGCGCTCGCTCACCAGGTGCCGCACTTCATGTCGGGCGGCCAGGTCGCCCGGCTCGCCTACAGCGTCGGGGCCCGCAAGCGCAAGCTGAGGGAGGCAACGGCGATCTCGTGGGCCGAGTCCGGCTGGGACGAGAACGCCCAGAACACGAACTCCAACGGCTCGATCGACCGTGGCCTGTGGCAGATCAACAGCATCCACGGCGCCCGCTCGACGTTCGACCCGGCGAAGAACGCGAAGGGGATGTGGGCGATCTCCTCGCGCGGCACCGACTGGGGCCCGTGGGTCGCCTACGGAAGTTCTCGTTACCAGACCGGGCTGACGAAGGCCGATCAGGCGATCAAGGGCATGGACGTCGCCAAGGACGTGCGCGTCCCCGGTGCCCGCAAACTTTCGTTCGCCGGTGGCCTGCCCTCCCCGATCTCGGCGTTCGCGTCGGGCTTCACGGCGGGTCTCGAGGGCACCCGGTTGTGGGACGTGGAGTCGATCGCAGGCATCGTCAGCGGCGCCACCACAAAGCTCGAACGGGTTGGCGGCACCAAGCTCCCCGGCCGCAAGGCCGATAGGGAAGGGCCGGACGGAGCGGGCCCGGCGATGGTCGGCTACATGACCCGCCGCGCCGACGCGATCGACAAGAAGGGCTACCCGTACAGCTCGCCGGGCAACCGCGGCTTTGGCATCGGCGGTCCGATGGACTGCTCGGGCGCCGTGTCCAAGGTGCTCGGGCCCAACCTTCTGGAGTCCGTGCAGGCCTCCCCGTACTTCCTCACCTGGGGGGAGGGCGGCAAGGGCAAGCACATCACCACCTACTCACGCGGTGGCTATGGCGCGTCGGGGCACGTCTTCATGACGATCAACGGCCGAGGCTTCGGCACCTCGGGCGAGAACCCCGGCGGCGGCGCGGGCTGGTTCACCCCGGACTCGTCCTACATGGCGGGGTTCACCGCTCGCCACCCGAAGGGCTTTGCGCGTGGTGGCCGTGTCTCCCCGGAGGCGATCGGTCGGCTGCCGGTCAAGTGGCGCAAGCCCAGGATGATCGCCGAGATCGCGCGCCACGGGATCATGCCCGGGCTGCGGAGCGGTGGCGTTCTCGCCTTCCAGGGCGGCGGCATACCGTGGCGCCAGGCAGGCGCCAGGCAGGCGCAGGGACGCCTCGCGCCGATCATGCGCCAGCTCGGCGGCCTCGACATCGAGGGCAAGATCAAGCCGATCCTGAAGCGCCTCGCCGACGCGCTCGACGACGTCGGTCGGGTCACCTACCGCAAGCTCGGCCGCCTGGCCAACTCGCTCGGGCGCCAGATTAAGCGTCTCCAGCGCGGCGACGAGGATCGCGCGCAGACCGTCCAGATCCGCCGCCTGGAGGCCGCCCAGCGCCTCGTGCAAGTCGAGATGGGGCGCAGGACCGGATTGATCCTCCACCGGATAGAGCGCCAGGCGGAGGTGCTGGAGCGTGATCGCAACCGCCTCTCCCAGATGCTGCGCGTCTTCAACATCGACGAGTCGTCTTCCGCGGGGCTGAAGGCGCTGGTCGGCTTTGAGGCGGCGAACCAGCAGGCCCTCGAGCGGATGCGCGCCTCGCTCACCACGGCGCTCGCCCGCGCCACGAAGGTGGGCGACAAGGCGAACGCGGCTGTGATCACGACGGCGCTCGAAGACGTGAACGAGCAGATCGTCGAGTCCTTCGTCGCCCAGATTGAGCTCATTCGCCAGGCGGCCCAGGCCGCCGCGGCGGAGGCGGTCGAGATCGCCCAGCACGGCCTCACGAGGGCGCAGACCCAGATGGCCTACTTCCAGGCCCAGCAGACGGCGATCGGCACCCAGGAGACGCCGACGGGTCTGGTCGAGCAGTCGAACCTGTTCGCGACGTCGATCATTCCCGCGCTGGAAAGGACACTCGCGGCGCAGATCGGCGAGTACCAGACCGCCGCGATGACCGGTGCCTCCGCCGCCCAGCTCCTCGCCATACAGGAGCAGATCGAGTCCTCCCAGCTGGAGATCCTGAACGCCCAGAACGAGGCGGCGGAGTTGCTCCGCGAGGCCGCCCGCAGGGTCGCCTCGCTCGCTCTCGAGGCCGCAGAGCACACGGCCACGATGGCGGGCTTCGCCACCGCCAGGGCACAGGGCGGGGTCTCTCTGCTCGAAGCCCAGCAGCGCCTCGCAGGAACCGCCGAGACGCCGGAGGCCTTGCGCGCCCGCGCGGCGCTCACCACCCGGACGGTCATCCCCGCGATGGAGGCCGCGGTCCCCGCGATGGAGGGGGTGCTCGCGGCGCTTCAGGAGCAGCTGCGCGTGGCCGTCGAGACCGCCGCCCCCCTTTCCGAGATCATGGGTCTGCAGGAGGGGATAGAGCAGCACCAGCTCAACATCTCGCAGCACCAGCTCGAGATCCTGAATGCCCAGATCGAGGCCAACGAGCTGCTCCGCCAGGCCGCCGCCACCGCCGCCCAGGCAGTGGTCGAAGCGGCTCAGCACACCCTCTCGATGGCGCAGGGCGGGCTTTCACTGCTCGAGGCACAGCAGCAGCTGACCGGCACGGAGGGCACCGAGGGCGGCGCCCTCGAGCGCGCGGCCCTGATCACGGGCCAGATCGTCCCCGCCATGCAGGCCTCACTGCAGGCGCTCAATGAGCAGCTGCGAGTCGCGCTCGAGCAGGGTGAGCAGAGCCTCGTCAGATCCACCCTCGACGCGATCCAGGCGGTCCAGACGGACATCGTCAACGCGATGCACGCCGCCAACGAGGCGATGCAGGCGGCCGCCCACGCGGCGACGGAGTCGGCCATCCACGTCTCGACGATGGGCGATCTTGGCCTGCAGCACCTGGAGCTCGAGCAGAAGCTCGCCGGCACCTTCGAGACCGGCGGCGCGGAGCGCGCCAAGTTCATCACCGGAACGATCGTGCCGGGCATCGAGGCCGAGCTTGAGGCGCTGCGCGGCGAGCAGGCGGTGGCGCAGGCCCAGAACGACCAGGCGCGCCTGCGCGAGCTCGCGGAGCTGATCGCGGGCAAGGACAACGAGAAGCTCGCGGCCCTGCTGGCGGCGATGGAGCTGACGGCGACCAACACCGGAGAGGCCGCCGAGAACACCGAGAAGACCATCGACGCGCTGAAGCAGTTCGGCGGCACGATCGGCTTCGAGCAGCGCGGACAGGCGTTCAGCGACCACCTACTGGGCTTTGGCATTGGCTACTGAGGCGGTGATCTAAATGGCAAGGGTCGAGCGCGTCGTCAATCTCTACAAGCTCTACACCCACCCACCGGCGATCGACGTGCCGCTGCTGCGCCCGGACGCCACCGGAACGCTCGAAGTCGTCCAGCACGGAACCTCTACGGAGGTCAGCGTCTACGCGGCCGAATCCGGCGGCAGTGCCCTCTCCCAGCCGCTCTCCGCCGATCCGCAGGGGAACGTCGTCTACTGGGCCGCCGAGGATCAGATCGTGGACGAGATCGCCACCATCGACGGCGTCGAGCAGGACCCGCAGATGGTGCCGCTGCTGCGCTCAGGAGGTGGAGGCGGCGGCGGCGCTCCTTCGGGTCCGGCCGGCGGAGTGCTGGGGGGCACCTACCCCGACCCCGGCTTCGCAGTGGACCAGGCAACCCAGGCCGAGCTTGACGCGATCAACTCGGCCCTCGACACACGACTGGATTTGGTGGAAGGCGGCGAGGCTTGGGGCACGCTCGACACCACCTACGACGGGCGGCTCGAACTCGTCCCCGTGGCTGCCGACCAGAACGGCCTGATTATCCAGGCTCCCAATGACGATCAGTGGGGCGTCGGCCAGGGCTACGGCGAGGGGCAGTTCATCCAGTGTCTTCGTAAGGCCGTTGCGGCCGGCGGTACAGCGCCGGACGACCTAGTCATGTGGCAGATCGACCGATACGGAAGGATGGGAACGGCGGGCACCTTCCACGTCTCGACCGGGGTTCGGCAGGATGCCAACTGGCAGACGGAGGAGGGAGTCACTCAGGCGGTCTGGATTGACCCGGCAGTTGATGTGGTGCCACTCATAATCCACAACCCGGAGATCGCCGACAGCGCGGCCTGGACCAAGTCGTTCCTCTCGGTTGTCGATACGCGAGCAACTCCGGCCGCGGCGGTGTTTGACATCAACTCAGCAGGCCGCGTTCGCGCGCTCGCGGGGATGAGCGTGATTAGCCGGGCTGTAGGAGACACCTCCCTCTACATCCAGCAGATGGCCGCACAAACGGCCGAGGTTGTGTTGGTTGCAAGAGCCGACACAACCCGGGCATTCCGGATCGTCAATGATGCGAGCTACCTCCAGGGAACCGGCGATGATGGGGCCACGAACCATTGGTTCATCGCCAACGCGACGGCGGGGGTGGGAGGAGCACGGGCGTCGTTCAAGGCGGGCCAAGCAGGGGTCATCACGATGGTCCTTGATGCGGCGGCATCTCAGACCGCAGACATCCAACAGTGGCGAACCTCGGCCGGTGCCGCTCTCTCGCGCGTCAGCAAGGACGGCTACTTCATCACCAAGAAGAACGCCGCCCCTGCCGACGCCGACCTCGCGGCGGGTGAGCTTGCCTTTTGGGTGGATGCGACTCCAGGAGCGACGAAGGCCATGTTCAAAGCGAAGGACTCGGGCGGGACGGTTCGCAGCGGAAGCCAGGCACTTACATGAGCGCCCTAGCTGTTCCCGCGAAGTTGATCGACTTCCCGTGCGAGGAGCATGATCGCCTCGCGCTGGGCCTCGATCAGAGGCATAAGCACATCGAAGATGACTTCTATCGCTTCAAGCTTCCGGGCGTTTTCTTCGCCCTCCGGGATCGCCTCGTTGAAGGCGATCGCCTGGTTGAGCGCATAGCGCACTCTGTTCTCGATCTCGCCCACGAGGGCGACGCTAACCGATCAGGGGCACCGGCATGAGCGACCAGAACGGCCACAAGCGCCTCCGCATCGTGTCCTTCCAGGTGCAGCCCGTGCTCCTGGTGGACGACGGCGAGAACCTCTCCCCGCTGCCCGTGCAGCCGCTCAACATTCCCGCCGAGCGGTGGGGAGGCGTCGTGGAGGAGATGGCTGCGGCGATCGGGCGGCTCCGTGCGGAGGTTGAGGAGCCCTCGTGAGCCCGATCGTCGGCCCCCCGCCCCCCGACAACACCGCCGCCCGGGATCTCCGTCTCGGTCGCATCCGGCTGCCGACCCTCAGCGACGACGTCAAGGAGGCGCTCGGCAGCGAGGTGGAGACCGTCGGCGCCGCGGTCTCGCTCGGCGACCGCCGGGCGCGCGCGCTCCCGGTCAGCGTCCCGGTCCACGGTGACCAGGGCGACACCGACTCGCGCCTCGTCGCCGACCGGATGCGCCGCCAGGTGCGGGCGCTGGCGGACAATGCGAGGGCGCGGGGCGAGGCGCTCTACCTCGCGGTCGACGCGGATCCCGATCTGAACGGGTGGCTGATCGTCGGCTCGGCCGAGCTCGAGCACGCCGAGGGAGGGGTCGTCCTCGGCGACTACCGGCTCTCGCTCTCGGACACCTACCGGATCGGCGGCCTGCGCACCCACCGCCCGGCGCGGATGGTGCAGATCACCGACCGCCGGATCGCGACGACCCCGCGCGACGTCCTACGCAGGCTCTACTCGACCGACTTCTCCGCCCAGGCGGCGCAGGCACGCACCTTCCTGCCCGTGGGCGCCACCGATGTCTCCGGCTCGCTCGGAGCGCCGCTCGCGCCCACGGCGCTGGCGGCGATAGACGGCAGCCTCGCTTTACTCACCGACCGCACCGACCTCGAGGTCCTCTCCTTCGAGCAGGGCGAGGCCGACCACGGCAAGGCCGACGTGCTCGCGCTCGATCGCCGCGGCATCGCCGCGCCGGCGTTCACGCTCGCCGGCGACGCCGACCCCCAGGGCCAGTACGGCTGGGAGGAGCTCTACGGGCCCGACCAGCACCTGAGCGACGGGGACGTGCCGACGCTCCAGAACGGCCTCTGCCGCACGCGCTTCATTGACGCGACGGATGCGGTCGCGCTCGACGCCTACGTGGCCGGGACGGGCTTCGTCGAGCAGGCGCGCGTGACGCTCTGGCGCGAGCTCTCGGGCACCCGCACGCAGTTCACGACGCTCGGCAAGTGCCGGGTCGTGGAGTGGACGCCGGAGCGCTCGGTCGTAGCCGCCACGCTCTCGATCGGGACCGCCGATCGCTGCGAGGTCTACCTCACCCTCCAGCGCGGCTGGAAGGGGCCGCGCGTCGAGGCCTACGCGATCTCCTCGAACGGGACGAAGCCCGGCGTTGAGATCCGCATCCAGCCCGCAACGGCTGGCGACACGACGCTCGGGCGCTCGTCCGGCACCGACGCGATCGCTGACACGACCGATTACGGCAACTTCTCCGCACTCGCGCCGTACGCCTACCTGCTGCCGCAATCGCCCAACCTGGGGATCTACATCGCCGTCTGCCGCACGGCGGTCAAGCTGCGTGGCACGACTGACTCGACGGCCTATGGGGCGGCTCGCACCGGGATCGGTGTGTGGGGCCCGGACGGCACCGCGGCCGCCGAGGGCTACGCCTCCGCCGAGATCGCGCTCGACACCCAGACCGGGGCCTCGACGATCGCCACCGACCACGGCAAGGCGTGTCTCTACGACGCTCGGGCCGTGCCAGTGCTAGTGCAGCGGTGAGTGGCGAGCTCGAGATCCAGCCGGGGCCCGTCTGGATCAGGCACCACAGGCTCGGTGAGTCCACGGACCCAGGTGCCGTCGCGGTGCTCGACTCCTACTTTGTGCCCCAGGATCTGCGCGGGCTGAACGGCGAGTCCGGCTGGCAGTCGGGCATCCCCGAACGCCGGCTCTCGGAGGAGGGCTCGTTCCCGTTCTTGCTCCCGGACGGCCCCGGCCCCGACGGCTTGCACCACCGCGAGCGGCTCGCGATCACCTCCGACCCTACCTACCGGGCCGGGGAGGAGTGGTTCGAGGTCTGGCAGGAGGGAGCCAAAACGCCGCTGATCGTCGCCACCCCGGTCGGGGCCAAGGTGGGTTCCGGCGTGATCGAGGTCCGGGCGGTCGACGCCCTCTTCCTTCTCCGCCGCGCCCGCGAGCAGGCAAACGCCGTCTGGCACCACGCTCCTCGGGACGTGATCGAGTTCTACACCCAGGTCTATCGCCAGGAGCTTCACGACGAGTTCGAGTCCGAAGCGATCACCTGGGCGACAAGCGAGACGACCGTCTACGACGGGCGCTTCAAGGTGCTCCGCGGAGCCCAGGTTGCCGCGAGCGACGGCTACGTCCAGCTGTACCCCAACCAGGCCAGCTCGGCGACGATCGACATGTACGTGCGCGGCGCCGGCGCCTACACGGTCGGCCCCGGTTCGAGCGAGGCCCACGGTGCCTGGAAGGTGGACGGGCAGTTGACCCTGCTCGGCTCGATGTCTCCCACCGTCGTGCGCCCGTTCGGCCGCGCGACGACGCTCGCGCTCGGGCTCGACGACGGCGCGGGCTCCCACGGGATCGCGATCGAGGCGGACTTCGTGACCACCGGCCCCGCGGAGGGGACGCTGACCTGGTACCTGCGCTCGGGCACGACCCGCAAGCAGGTCAGCGGTCCGGTGGCGGCCTGGCCGCTGGCGCTCAAGTTCTCGATCGAGGCGCGGGGCGAGTGGGCCTGGTGCTATCTGAACGGGACGCTGCTCGGCACCATCCCCCTGCCCTCGACCCTGACGGGACGCCCGCAGGTGCGCGCCTACTGGACGACCGCAGGCACGGACACGAGCACCCGGGGCGTCCGGGTTGAGCAGCTCGGCTTCCGCCGCACTCGCCCGTTCCTGCTGCGCGGCTCGGTCAAGGGCGACTACGAGCTGCCCCGGTCTTTGACCCCGGGAGGCCTGAACGGCGAGTACTTCGACGAGCGGCCGGGTACGGCGGCATGGCCCGACACGCTCGATCCGACGCGCGAGCCCTACGCGGCGAGGATCGACGCGACGCTCACGGGAGTGCGCACGCCGCCGGCGGGGCCGGTGCTCGGGACCTTGACGCCGGACCTGAACATGTCGAAGTTCTGGGCGGCGCGCTGGCTCGGGGCGATCTATCTCGACCTCGCGGCCTTCGACTACAACCTGCGCCAGAAGACCGGCGCCAACATGCGCGTCTTCGTCGGCAAGACCCGCGCCGGCGAGGCGCTCTTATCCGACTGGACCGGCGTCGCCTCGGGCGTGGTCAAGACCACGACGCAGACGGGTGGGCTGAGAGCCATCCTCGGCCAGGTCTCCGGCTGGTACCCGATCGTGGTCGAGTTCTCGAACAGGGGCGCCACTTGGAACAACTTCGACCCCAGCGAGGTCACGCTCGAATACGCGCGCTCGGACGCCCCGAGCACCTGGGAGACGGTCGGGGGAACGGCGGCAGGGGCCCCCGCGCTCTCCCCCCTCGGTTGCCTGACCGACTCAGTCCGCTTCGATTCGCATTTCGAGAAGCTCAAGCAGATCGCGGACACCTTCGGGCTCCAGTTCGAGTGCGCGCCGCGCTCGCTTGAATCCGGGGAGTTCCCCGGCCAGGTGATCCCGAAGGTGCGCATCGGGCGCGACACCGCGAAGGTGCTCGACGAGATCGAGGCGACCGGAGTCGCGAGCGAGATCTCGGCCGAGGACGTGGTCGACCTGTTGAGCGCCGACGCGGCGGGGATCGCCGACCCGGGCGGCGCGGCCCAGCTGACGGCGGAGATGCTGCTCGCGGAGGAGGTCGAGAGCGGCCTCTTCCTCCACCAGGACCACGAGAGCCTGGCCGACATCTCCTTCGAGGCCCTGCTCGCGGTGCGCCTGGAGAGCATCCTCGCCCTGCGCTCGACGGCCTGGGAGCAGGTGTCCGCCCGACCGCGCGGCTATTCCGAGCTGGTGGACTCCTTCCCGCTGACCGACACGCTCGCGAAGTTCGACTGGGCACCGGGCGACGGGATCAGGCTCTCTCTGCCCGAGATCGGTGTGGAGGATCTCGCGCCGCGTCAGATCACCTCGATCAGCCGCGAGATCGCCCCCAACGGGTTGAAGGGCGCGAGCGTCGGCTTCCGCCAGCGCCCGCGCGGCTTTCTCGAGACGCTCAAGCGTCTCCAGCGCCAGTACTTCGCCGGGCGGCGCACCTTCCAGGGAGCGCTGAGCATCGACACCGGCACGCGGGGTGACGCGACCACCGATGCCAGGATCGCCCTGCCACAGCACCTCGAGGACGTGACGAGCGCCACGCTCGTTGTCTTCGAAGGTGCCCCCAGCGTGACGATCAACGGTGCCGGCGTCGTAACCACAACGGGACCGGGCCGCTACGACATCACCCAGCACATCGGCCGGGACGGCTCCTCGCCGAGCATGAAGGCCGATGGCGACGCGGGCAGTTACGTGATCGAGATCCAGCGCGTCCAGCGCTGAGAAGGAGGACCAATGCCTCGCTATCTCTCAGACAGGGAGCTCGGGCGCCTATCCGCGCTCGAGGGCCTCGATGGTGACGCCCGCTACAAGGCACTCGCCGATGCCGGTGAGCTCTATCGCTACGTCACTCAGAACGAGTGGGTCGCCCGGGCGGACCTCGACCTGCACTTCCAGGCCAAGAGCTGGAGTCCCGACCGGCTCAACCTCGCGCTTGCGCTGCTCGAGCAGGCAGAGCGACTCTTCGCGAGCAACACCGACCCGGGGGTTGTGGCCGGAGCCACCCGGGCGCAGGATCTCTCGACGCTGACCGTCGAGGAGCTGCGCGTGCTCGCCAAGGCCGAGGGCATCGAGGGCTACTCGACGCTCAGGAAAGACGAACTGATTGCGGCGCTGTCGTGAGCGACGCGTGTGGTTGACAACGGCCCCAGCCGGCGCGAGTTCGAGCGCCTGGAGCGCAACGTCGAGAAGCAGGAGCGCGACATCGACGACCTGACCAAGCTGTTCCGCGACGCGATGATTGAGCTCGCGGGCGTCAAGGCGACCGTGCGCTTCTGGGCGGGCATCGGCTCCCTCGTCGGCGCAGGGATCGTCGCGCTCGCAGTCGGGCTGGGGCAGGGTCTTTGACTCGCGCTCGGTGGGTGGTGCTGGTGGCGCTCCTACTGGCTGTCGGCGCGGTGATCTTCCTCGTCATCCGGTCGGGTCGTGAGGAGACCCAGCAGGCAAGGGACGCGGCGGAAACCGCCGAGCACCGAGCCACCAAGGGGGAGCACAAGATCGAGAAGGTGGAGGAGAAAGTCGTACCGCTGGTTAGGAAGGTGCGGGTGATTGAGGTCCGTCAGCAGAAAGTGGTGAACGAGTTGCGCGGGGAGGCAGGTGAGCGGGGCAAGCCGGGGCTGCGCGGGGTTCAGGGCCCGCTCGGAATGCCTGGCCAAGTGGGCCCACCAGGAGAGATCGGGCCGATCGGGCAGGAGGGACCCTTCGGCCAGATCGGCGAGACCGGGCCAACTGGGCCACAAGGTGAACCCGGCCCTCAGGGGCCACAAGGGGAAGTCGGAGCTGCCGGCCCTCAAGGTCCGCCGCCATCAGACCAGCAGCTCGCCACCGCGATCGCGACCTACCTGGCCGCACACACCTTCGCCATTAGCTGCACCACGCCCGACGACGTTCTTACCCCTGAGTTCGACGCCTCTGGTTGCACCTTCACTGCCGGGCCATAGCCCGCCTCGCACTCGCCTCGCCTCGAAGCGCCACTCGCCTGACCTGACCACCGGCCCTTAAAGGAGGCCCTCGCATGACCTTCAAGCCTTCAGCGCGGCTCGCCGTGCTGCTCTCCCTACTCGCCGCGGCGTTCTCCGGGATCGTCGTGGCCGTCGAGATCGCCGACGACGACACCGTGAAGGTGACCGCCGAGTTGCGCTCTCCGAGCACCGAGCGCCAGGTCGCGGTCAATGTGCCCGGCCCCACCGACCAGGTGATCTCGATCGACCGCGACACCGAGCGCGACGCAGGCGACGTCGACGCCTCGCTCTCGACGCCGGTTGGCGAAGGGCTCGATCTGCACGAGGACGCCGTCGACGAGACTCCGCCCGGCATCACGGCCGAGGAGGTCTCGCGCGGCTACGAGCGCACCGAGGACCTGGCCGAGCGCACTCTGCTCGAACCACAAGAGCCCGCAGGCGCGCAGGCCTACTCGTGCCGCAGCCGCCCCGTCGTCAACCAGTCGGCGCTCAGCTCGCGTCGCGTCGGCGTGGCGCTGCACTTCACCGTCAGCTCCCCTGGGTCGATCAACGCGATCCACGACATCTTCAACCGCCCGTCATTCGGCGCGTCCTCGAACTACGGCATCGAGCTCGACGGCGAGTGCCAGCAATGGGTGCCCGAGGGCCGCAAGGCGTGGGCGCAGGGCGCGGCCAACTCGGCCTACGTCTCGATCGAGATCGTCACGAACGACCTCTCGCGCTCGCAGTGGCTCGCAACCCCGATCCTCCGCAAGGGCATCCTCGCGGCGCTCGTGCGCGACATCGCCCGCCGCCACGGCGCCCCGCTGCGGCGCGTGGACCCGGTCGGCTGCGTCTGGAGCGCGGGCATCGTCGACCACGACTCGCTCGAATGCGGAAACTCCCACTGGGACGTGGGGCCCGGCTTCCCCTGGGACGTGTTCATCAAGCAGGTGCGCCAGGGCGTGAGCGTGTCGTACTCGACCGAACGCGAGCGCATCCTGATACGCCGGCTCCGGAAGGGCACGAACCCCAGGCGGACATGTCGGCTCGCCCGCCACCAGCTGCGCCGGCTGCGGCCGCCCTTCAACAAGAAGCGCCACCAGGGGTCGCGCCGGAGGGCGCTCGTCAGGCCCTACGCCAAGCGCTGCCGGTAGCGGTCTTCTCCCAGGAGCGCCAGCAGTAGCCTCCAGTGCTCCCGTTCGCCACATGGATGCTCGAGCGCCCCGCTTCGGCGGGGCGCTTCGTCGTTATCGCATACATCTACTTCGACGTCCGTCGAACCTGCAACCCTGGCCATCGCCATGGCGAAGAGCCACGGGAGGCCACGCGGCAGGAAGGGCAAGCCACCCTCGAAGGTTCCGCCACACATCCGGCGTGACATCGCCAATCGTCACGCGCGCCGGCGCCAGGAGGAGCGCAAGGCCGCGGCCGATCAGTACGCCGCGCTGAGCACCCGGACGAAGCGCATCCTGGCTGGTGCCGAGGATCTGGACGCACCATCCCTGGCGACGGGGCAGCTCGAACTCGCGCGCGCGCCGTAGCGGCGTATCTTCGATCCCGTGGCGATCTGGCGGACCTTCTACTGCGACGGACCTGACTGCCGGTGCAAGACAACCACTCCGCACCTGCGTCCTGAGATGGGATTCCTCACCATCACCGGCTGGGGTAAGCCGCTGCACTTCTGCGGCTGGGACTGCGTATTACGTCACGCGGCGACCATCGAACCCGAGACCGTGATCCCGGCAGGCTCAGCACCGATCGAGGATTAATCGTCGATCGGTGCCGTCGCGGCGTCGATCCGCAGCTCGTCGATCGCGTTCATAGCGCCCGTGCGGCTCGGGTAAGGCCTGCTCCACCACAGAGGCTCATCGCCGTCGTGGCTGTACAGCACGGCGCGAAAGCCATTGGGCTCGGGCCGGATCTTGAAGTAGCAGCCTAAGGCGCGAAGATCGGGATCTCCCACGCCGCGCAGCTAATCGCCGCCGCCGGATGCCATTGCGGCCCCCGGCGCGCCGGCGCTAGCTCCGGGAAGATTGCTGAGCCCGAGCGCTCCGCATCATCTCTCTCAGGAACGCGTATGTGAGCAGGCCGGCCAGGACCCCGCCGGCGATCACCCCGCCAGCCTCGGCCCACGTGAGCTCGACGAACAACTTGGCTGCGGCAATCATGCGTTCCTCCCGATCGTGTTGAAGTCGAAGCCGCAGCGCCCGCACTCCATCGCGCCCTTCCCGACCTTGTGTCCGCACCGGGGACAGGGCCTCGTCTCCGCGCGTTCGTAGAACCACACGAGCGCGAAGATCGCACCGACGATAAGCAGGCCGCCGAAGACCTCCATGACCGCGAGTTCTACTCGCTAGGCGGGCTCCGATGCGGACCAGTCAAGAGCACGACATTCGCTCTTTGCGAACACCCGCCGGCGGCCAAACTACCCATTCCGTCCGGCGCGCGGTTAGAGTGCGGCGAGCATGCCTAATGCACTAGGCACACCCGCCGCGTCAGAAGTATCGAGCCCACGCCCGACGCGGCCACACAGCCACAGAAGCAAAGCCCGACTCGGTGGCAAGCACCCGTGGCTCGGAATTACCTCGGGCCACATGATGGATCTCGTCGCCGAGACCCCGACCCGGAAGGGCAGGTACCCCCGCGTCGACATGGCCAACAACCTCGACCGCTTCGCGAACTGGGCCCGACGCCGCAGCATGGTCCAGGGCCCGCGCTTCTTCTGCACCTGGGAGCAGCTCATCATCGGTTGCGGCTACGGGGACCGCGGCGACTACGAGGCGAATCTCCGGCACGGCTTGACATCGGCACAGCGCTATGTGGCGCTCTTCCAAGAGGCCGGCCTCATGGCCGTCGAGGGCCGCCATGGCAAGGGCGGCGGGCTCTGGGTCGAGCTGCTCGACCCGCGGGTACACTCGGGCTCCCGCGCCCGTAGCTCAGCTGGATCAAGCGTCGGGCGCTCCCGTGTCCGCTGTGAGCTCGAGCGCGCCCGTGAGAGTCGCCAGGAGCGCCACAGCCGCCGCGCTCGCCCGCACCGTCGCTGCAAGGACGCACCACGGCGCATAGAGCGCGTCTCTTTTTTTCCCCTCTCGGATTTGGGTAGTTCCGTAGGAGCACCAACCCCCCTAAAGGGGGTTGGTGCGAAAGAACAGCTAGACGATGCGCGCGTGCGCGCGAGCCGCGACGAGGGCTCCGCAGAAGATCGTCGGTGCTGGGTGGAGGGAGGAGTCCCGACAGCCGTCGGTCTCCGCCTCGCCGCCCTGGTGGCCGACGCCAGGGAGATCCCATCGCTGGCGCCCTCCCGGGGCTGGGCCGCCTTCTTCGAGCTGTTCGGTCCTTCCGGTCCGATCTCCCACAGCCAGCGGCAGCGGCTCGCTCGCATCCTCCGTCGCCTCGACCGCTACGCCAGCCACGGCCAGGGCTCGCCCGGCGCCGGCCTCGAGCTGCTGGTCGAGCTGATGGTTGGCCACCGGCGGGCATTGCTGTGGGAGGACCGACTGCCGCGCCCGGCGACGCTCGCCTACTTCCTGCCGGAGCTCGACCGGACCTCGAAGAAGTGGCGCCGGGACAACGATCCCGACCGGCGGCGGCGTAGCGAGGAGTGGCGCCGTCGGCGAGGCATGAACTTCGAGGCGCAGGGCCGCGAGCTGCGCCCGAGCCGCAAGGGCCGGCGTCGGTGAGCCTAGGCCGCCCAATTGCGCTTGCTCATCGCGGCGACCAGGTCGCCGGGCGCGATGTGGTCGATGTAGCGCTGGGTCGTGCGCAAGTCGCGGTGGCCGAGCTGGCGCCGGATCATGTCGACGGGCCAGCGTTCGTGCATCGACAGCTCGGCGGCGCAGCTGTGGCGGAGTGCGTGGGGGTGGACCCGCTTGGTGATCCCGGCCATCGCCGCCCGTTCCTTGAGCATGTCGCGGACGTAGGCGTCGTGGACCTGGCGCCCCCAGCTGATGCCGGGGCGCAGGGTGCAGAAGAGCGCGACGCGATCGCCGAGCTCGAGCTCGAAGCGCCGGTCGAGCCAGGTCTCGACGAGGTCGAGTCCGCCGCGGTCGATCGCGACGATGCGCTGCTTGGCGCCCTTGCCTCGGCGGACGTTGATGGTGCCGATGTCGAGGCCGAGGTCCTTCGGCAGAAGCGCCAGGGTCTCGCCGATCCGCAGGCCGCTCCCGTAGAGGACACCGAGCAGAGCGCGGTTGCGGACGTCGACAGGCTTGCTCGTGCCGAAGCTGGCCAGCAGCCGGCGGAACTCCTCCCTGCTCAGGATCTCGACGGGATAGCGCTGGCCCTTGTTCGGCGGCGCCTTGCCTCGGCGGTACTCAGGCGACGTGACCGGCACGTGGCCGTTGGTGCGAGATCCAGCCGTATCGACAACCGCAGAAGGACGGGGCAACGTCCCTCCTCTCAGGGTCAGGCCAGGGCGCGGAACGCTACTCCGTCTTTCCCCTCCGGCGCGGCGGCTCCCCAGCGGAATAACGCGCCTTGCAGGGAAAAGTCACGCGGCACCCCGAAATCGTTTGCCCCCGATAACGGGGCACCGCGGGCAGAAAGCTACGGGCGGGCGCGGCGGGACTACACGGCGGCGGGGACCGCGGCCTGATGGCCAGCCGGCGCGACGCAGCGCTCGAGCGTGACTTCCTGGTGAGGAGTGCCGGCCACGAGCCCTTCACGGACGCCGTCCTGCAACGGCTCGGAATCGGCCAGCAGCTCTACGGCGAGCGTTCGCTCGGCCGTCCGCTCGACGAGCTGCTGCACGAGATCCGCGAGGAGACACTCGACATCGGCGCATGGTCTCTCGTGGCGCTCCAGTCCACCGGCCTGGCCGTACTTGACGCCGGCCCCCGCGAGCTCGTCGTCGACGCCCTAGAGGAGGCGACCCTCGCCGGGTCCGCCGCCGAGCGCGCGATCCGCCGGGTCATCGGCCAGCCTTTCGGGCTACGGGCGGCGGCATGAGCACCGTCACCCTCACCAGGGCGGAGCTGATCGTGCTGCGCGCGCTGTGTGCCCCTGGCGTGCGCTGGCATCTCCCGTCAGTCCTGATCCACAAGACTCGCCTGTGCCCCGCCGCGATCCGCCGCGCCCTGCGCGGCCTCTATGAGCGCGGCTACGCCGTCGGCCCACGCGACCAGGAATGGAGCGCGACGCCGATGGGCGAGGACGCCGTGCGGGCCTTCGAGAGCGTTGCGGTGGCCGCATGAGGGCCCTCCCCTCGGCGGCCGCCGCAACTACCGCCCTCGGCGCCGGCCTTGTCCTCTCGCAGGTCTTCCGCGCGACCCCATGGCAGGCCGGCATCGCCCTCGGCGTGCTCATCGCCGGTGCTGGCCTCGCGCAGCTGGTCGATGAGCGGAGGCGCCGTGTCCTACAGATCCGTCGGCGGGCCCGCGCTCGCCGCGGCTATCTCGGAGGGTCGCGATGACGGAGCTGGTCCTGACAGAACCTCTCCTCGAGAGCTGGCCGCAGCGCGTCAACGGAGCGCTCGTCGAGCCCGGCGCAGGCGTCGTGCGTATCCGGCCCACTACCGGGCACCTGCCGATTGAGCTCTCGATCGACCAGGCCCGCCTTCTCGCGGCGGCCGCGCGGACGAACCGACAGCGCATCCTCCTCAACGCCGTCGAGGAGGCCGAGCGCCAGGAGCGGGTTCTCGTCGGGCTCCTGGAGGCTGATGAGGACGAGGACCCTGGCGCTTCGCAAGAGGCAGCACCGGTGGAACTGAGGCCGATCGTATGAGCGTCCTCACCGAGGGCCCGACGATCGCGGACACCATCGCCCGCGCCATCGAGAGCGGCGATGGCGCCGCCACGATGATCGTCGAGACCGCGGTCTTCCTCGTCGGCCGCTACCCCCAGGGCGACTGGTGCGCCGGCGCCGCGGGCTACGACCTCGCGACCCGCACGGCCTACGTCCGCGAGGCGGTACGTGACACGCCGATCGACGCGCTCAAGGCCGCCATGCAGCTCGAGGAGCGCGAGCCCTGGATGGACGAGCTCGCGCAGAAGGCGGGCGCGCTGTGAGCTTCTGGATCGGCCTCGCAATCGGACTCTTCGCCGGCGCGGGCATCGGCGTGCTGCTTGGCGGTGTGATGGCGGCCGCTCATCTCGGCGACGTCCTGCGCGAGGAGCGGCAGGCGGCCGCTTCGCGTGAAAGGCAGGCGGTTTGATGCCGAAGGCGCTCGACCCAGAGATCAAGGCGCTGCGCCGGCTCGACCGTGCCCTCAAGGCCGTGCCTGAGACAGCCCGACAGCGGGTGCTGGAGTGGGCGGTGGCGCGGGAATGTCGGATGCCTGGAATCACGCTGCCCCGTGTCCATCCGCGTGAGCGGTCCCGCGAATCAGACAAGGCGCTCTGATGCCCGGAGCGCCAGAGCGCCCGGCCGGGTGGACGCCGTGGGACGAGGCCGTGGAAGCCGCCGCGGATCGGCTCGTGGCATGGGCCGACGAGAAGGACGACTCGAGTCGCTACCCGATGCCGCCCTGGTCGGTCACCGAGGAGGCGATTGAGGCCTTCCTCGACGAGTGCCCACCGGACATCCTCCTCGCCCAAGCGCTGACCGAGGACGAGGCAGCGTGGCTTGAGTCTGCCGCACGTAGGGCGAGCGAGGACGAGACAGCCGCCATGACCGGCGCCAGGCCACAGCTCGTGGCCCTCGCCGCAATTCTCAAGGAGGCCGAGGCGCGAAAGAAGGGCGCTTCGGAGCCAGGAGAGCCAGGCTGATGACTCCGGCGCCGCTGCCGATGGGCAAGGTGCGCGTCCACGACGAGTGGCCCACGGGCGAGGGTGGCAAGCGCCAGGTGGTCGAGATTCTCCTCAACGGAGAACCCCTCTGCCAGCTGCCTGCCATTGAGGTGCGGTGGAAGCTGAGCCCGACCGAACTCGGCGTGCTCTCTGTTGACCTGATCGCCGCACGCGCCGAGATCGAGGGACACGTCTAGTGGCGTTTCGTCCATCCCAGCGCGTTCACGACGTCGCCGCCCAGAAGCGCCGCGCGCAGGAGCGCAGAGACGGCGAGCGTGCGGCCCTCCGCTCCCTGGTCCGCGCGCTGCGCGCCGCCCGTTACGACGACCGTAGCTGGGTGCGGCCAGGAGAGGGGCGCTTGCCGTGATGGGTCTGTTCCGCCGCCAGCCTCAGCCCCCCGATCCGGCGCTGCTGCCGAGCCTGCAGGAGGTTGCCACCCAGGCGAAGCTCCGCGCCTACAGGGACGGCCTGGGCGACGGTATCGAGGAGGCCCTCAATCAGCTGGAGGGAAAGTCCGATCACCAAGGTCCGCGGGTTGAGCTCACCGAAGAGCTCCGCGACTGGATCGCCTTCGCTCGTGCCAACCTCGACCGAACCAGGGCGGAGTACGCGCAGAAGGGGCGCTTGCCGTGACGAGCGCCATGCCTGGCACGCATACGGCGTGGATCTGCCTCCAGTGCGGGCGGCTCCAGAACGGGCCGAGTGGCCATCACGTCGCCGGAGACGACTCCTGCACCGGATGTGGCATCACGGGGCCTGACGTCGCCACCCAGCCACATCTTGCGCGCGTCGAAGTTCAGGCCGTTGACCAGGGCACGCGGGAACACCTCGCCCGAGCCCAGAGGCGGGTCGAGAAAGCGAAAGAGCGCCTCCGTCGCGGAGGCAAAGAGCAATGACGAGCGCCATGGACCAGGCCCTCGAGCACCTGGGCGAGGACCACAAGCGCGCCAGAGACTTTGCGGGTTCGATTGCCGAGCGCGGCTATCCGCACTCCGGCGCGATCGAGGAGTACGGCGCCGTGGTGCTCGAGGGCGTCGTGCCCGAGACGTGGAGGATCGGCCGCTGGCTCATCGTCGTCCGGCCTGAGCACGTCGCGATCCACCGGCTAGGGGCGACGGCGCTGTGATGAGCGCCATTGGCGTGGCCGCCTCGATCGCCAACGCCTTCATGCTCGGCTGGCTCCTGGTCACCGGCCCGTGGAGGCTGCCGTGAGCGCCCGGCTGCACTCCTTCCTCGCGCCCTTGGCGGTTGTCGCCGTCTTGGCCATGGTCGGGTGCGGCAGCGTCGAGGATGCAGCCGACCGCTGTGCGGACAACGGTGGCATCGACAAGATCGAAGGCGACCTCGAAGGTGGCGCCACTCACGATGCCAACGGCCGCGTCTACTGCAAGGACGGCACGATCGTCACCTATGAGGGCTGGAACGTCAGCGAGGTCAACCCACGGTGAAGGAGTACGCCCTCACGGTGGCCTCGACGGCGTACTGCCTCACCGGGACCATGGCCGACAGCTCCTACACGCGCGAGGCCTCGGTGGCGTCGAACATGCACCCGCTCGGGACCAAGCTCACCCTCGAGCGCCCAGGACCCGGTGGCCGGCGACTGTGGATCGTGCGCGATCGGATCGGCTACGGCTCGCAGCTCGACTTCTGGCAGCCCTCATGCGCCACGGCGCTGTCGTGGGGGCGCCGCACCGTCTCTTATCGGCTCGGATGGCCGGTCAAGCGCGAGCGCTGGCGCAAGATCCGCCAGCGCGTCTTCCGCTGGGGAGGTTGGTAGTGGCCAGCGCCGCCGCTCCCTTGCCCGCGCCCGAGCCACGCCTGCCGAGCGCACGGCCGATCGACCTCTGCGTCTTTGGCGTCGAGCTCGGTGACTTCCTCGCGCGCGCGCGCGAACTGGGCGGCGACCAGGCGGACGTCGTGCGGCTCTTCCGCGACGAGAGCGCCGCGGGCGAGCGCGGCCAAGGGGCTGGTGCTTCCGAGGCGTTGCCACCAGCCGCGCTCGCCGACGGCGCCGGCGGAACCTCCCGCCGGCGCCGAAAGAAGCAGGAGGTGCCTCTGCCGAAGCACAGCGAGCTGGTCGAGATCCACGCCGAGTGCGAGGACTGCCCCTGGACCGCGAACTCGAGCAACGCCATGGGGATCGCCGCGCAGCACGCGCGCGCCCACGAGCACCAGGTGAAGGTCCGCCAGACACAGGAGACGACCTTCGAGCGGCCACACGAACGCGACCGGGCGCAGCTGCCCCTGAAAGGACCCGATGCCTAAGACCGCCGCCTTCAAGGTCTTCACCCACGACTGCCGCTCTCCGCTCCAGGGCGGTGATCCCGTCTGGGATGGCTCGGTTCCCTTCAAGCTGCCGAAGGTCAAGCTCGACACCTCCGCGGCGGAGTGTGCGAGCGGCTGGCACTTCTGCGAGGAGCTGCCCGACGCGCTCCGGATCGCGGGGCTGTGGCCGAACGGCCGCCCCGCGCGGGTCGCGCTGGTTGAACCAGCCAAAGACGCGATCAAGAGAGGCAACAAGTCCCGCGCCTCCAGCCTCACGATCGTCGGCGAGGCCGATCCTCAGACGGTCAGGGACGCAATCCGCGAGCTCTCCGAGGGTTGGTTCGAGTTGGAGCACGCGCAGGCGATGGCCGACGAGCAGTGGGAGTGGTACCGCGCCCTCGGCCGCCCCAAGCGTTCCAAGGCGGCGCTCGAGCGCGGCCGTCGGGCCGCCCGCGAGCGCCGCG